CGTTGCTGGTGGAAATATAACTACAGCCGGACAACTTGTTAGCTCAGTTGCCACAGGCACTGCGCCATTGGCAATAACCAGTACTACCTTGGTACCAAACTTGTATGTTGCTCGCGCTAACGTCAGTGACTATGATGTGGTTACTACTGCAACCACAGGTACCTATTACCCACAATTGGTAAATGCAGTCACTGGTAATGTACAGGCCTATGCTAACTCAAATATATCAATTAATGCCGCAACTGGAGTACTAACTGCATCGGGATTTAGCACAGCAGGAACAGTTACAGCAGCCACAGTCAATGCAGCCGCAATTGGTAACTCAGGTGCAACGCTGACTGGTACTTTACAAACAGCCGCACAAACAAATATCACAAGTGTTGGCACGCTAACATCGCTAGCAGTTACTGGTAATATTACAGGTGGTAACTTGTCGGTCAGCACCGGTACAATTACTGGTGGAAATATTGTTAATTCAAATGCCAATGGTGTTGGCAATATCGGCAGTTCAACAACGTATTTTAATACGGTATTTGCTAAAGCCACATCGGCACAATATGCTGACTTGGCTGAGAATTATTTGGCTGACCAAGACTATCCAATTGGTACAGTTCTCATTATAGGTGGTGCCAAAGAAGTCACTGACAGTGATGCCTATCACTCTACCAGGGTAATTGGCACAGTCAGCGACAAGCCAGCTTATGTTATGAATAGTGGGTTGACAGGGGATCATGTGGTAACTGTGGCATTGACAGGACGAGTTCCTTGTCGAGTAGTTGGTACGATTGAACGGGGCGATTTATTAGTTGCAAGTCTTTTATCCGGAGTAGCAACAGCAGTAGATTCAGATTTTTACCAGCCTGGCTGTGTGATTGGCAAAGCACTCGAAGCATACGACAGTGACTTGCCAGGGATTATTGAAATAGTAGTTGGGAGACACTAATGCAAGCAATACAACAAAAACTAAGATCAGAGTACGATGGCGAGTTTGTTCTAACTAGAACAACCATACGCGACTCTTTGAAAGATCAGCATCGCGAATGGGTGGAAAATCCCATTGTAAACCAACACATCTCGGGTCGAGCCGCCGTGCTAGGAAGCGATACTGACCACATGGAGCTGTTTGATTACAAGCATTTGTTGAGACATCGTGGTGGCCTTCTTGGCAGCAAACGATTACAAACTTATGGGTGTAACAAAGTTTGGAAGGTTATGCCAGTGCAGTTTTACGTATCTACCAACCAAGAAGATCTGGCAGAAATTCAAGAAACCGAGTACTACCAGGACAATATTGTCTATACTTCTACTGGCACAGTTCTAAAAAACCCACAACAATTTTATCTGGTACCACATTCACCCTTTGTTAGTGATCTTGCGTTAGCTGTGTATTTGGCTGCGTTTGATTCTCACCAAGAAATATTTTTGCTGGGCTATAACAAAGATGTCAACGTTAACGATGCTAATTGGATTGGTGATGTTAGCAAAGTAATAGGCACTTACGCACAAACTAAATTTTGGTTAGTTGGGATCGAACCAAACATTCCCGATGCTTGGAAAAATTTCAAGAACGCTGAATACATGGATTACCGATACTTTATCAGTTATTGCGATATATGAAGTTTATCGGTTATAATTGCAAGTTTGTGTAATACAACATCAAAATTCACAGTATTCCATAGACCGGGATGCATGGGTTTAGGCCAAACTCCAGGGTCTAACCATGCATACCCAAGATGTTCGTAGTTGAGAGTGGGTTTGAACTCATCCTCAACACAACAAAAAAATGTGTGGTATGCAAACACGCCATCAGCAGATGTAAACTTTTCAATGGGAATCAGACTGATCCAGTCTGGCATGCGTCCTAGTTCTTCGCGACATTCACGCTCAATGGTCACCAACAAACTTTCACCGGGATCACATTTGCCGCCGGGCAATCCCCAAGTTTTTGGATTTCGTGAATCTGCCCGCAACAAATAAAGATATCGTTTAGTTGCAAGACTATAAAACCAAACACCAACTGCGTTTACAGGACTAGACTCCATTCTCCTCCCGGATATAATCCTTCGTAACTCTTGACCCACTCGGTACCAGTCCAACGATATTGTAGGCTTGTTGTGAGATTAGTTACAAACTGTACATTATTATAATGTACTCCTGCTTCAAACGCAACCTGCCAAATACCATTTTCAAATTGAATTATATCATTGGCACGGGCAACCAAATCTCCCCAGGCCGGTGCAGGACTAATGTTGTCAACATCACCAATGTCATTTAATATGAGATATCGTTGACCGGGACTTGCATTTGGCAATCCGGCTCCGGGCCCACTCATCAAAGGATCAATTACTGCATTAACGGGATCCAAGGTGTTTTGTGGAATTGTATCGGTGTCTACGTCAAACAATAAGAAACGATCATCTGTGGGATCAAACGAAATTGTCCCTACCACAGACAACGAATCGTCCCATTCGTTGTACAATCTTATCTGACTGATACCGGGGCGAATGGCACCGTATTGGCCAAGTACCGCCTGCCAAAAAACATTGCTGGGGGGTGCGGTTTGTGGTTTGGTGTTATCATTTTCGGGATTGACAACAGCACTGGGTTTCAATGCCTGTAGTTTGTTGCCAATTAACAAGGCCTGATATCCAAATGGGGTAAACAACTGGCGTGTGCCCAACAGCAGATCGCTGTTGTTTAATGCATCCATGATATCACCGCCGGCATCGTACATGCTAGCAACAATGCGTTCAACAACGCCCAGCTTTTTGACCTTTGCTGGACTTGATATCCAAATGGGCAAGGTAAATCGCATGGTCATGATGTCAATGGGATTCTCCGTACCTTGCGGAATAGTTCGACTGCTCCATGTAGTATCCTGAAGTTCAACCACACTTAGACTGGTCCAGTCTATGTAACTGTCTGTGCTCTGCACTTCTAATGCAGGATTAAACAGGGTAGCAACCTGTTCAAATATTTGAAATTTTTGATTGGTATTACTGGTCCAGATGTCACAGGTTATGGTCATTTTATACGGCACAGGCATCAAGCGCTCGATAGTAAATGCATTGCCTTGGGTGGTCTCATAACTCTCAGTTTCGGGGTCGTAAGTGCGCTGGCGCACTTGTACTTTGTCTACAAAATAAGGTTCTTGCATGCGTGGACGATCATAGTCCATGCCACTAATGTAAAATGTAATTATTGGCGTACTTGGTAATGCACTGGCCGAGTTATTTTGCATCACAGTTGACACTTGCCGAGTTGAGTCTCCGTATCTCACAGGAACTCTAATATAGGTTGGAGCTCCGGCTTCGTCTCGCCCGTACTCAACTTGAAAGTTGGAAAAGATACGTGTAAACTGTAAAAGAAATCTTCGTACCTGTTCGTCGTAAAAAAACTGTTGCATTGATTATCTTCCTGGAGGTCTTGGGTTGGGTGGTAAGTTACCACCGTCGTCACCATTGTCGGCTTTGGGTCTAAGTATCTCGCTAAGACTTTGGCGACTTGGAATATTGCCCAAGTCAGTGGTTTGAACAGTGTATGTATTGTTAACAAAGCTTGAACGCAGAGTTTTGTTTGCTGGCCCATTGGTCAAGTCAGTTCTTACATTGTCCTCAATCTTGGTCCAGGTCTTACCAGTAAATCTAAACAACCTATTAGGGAAGTAATCCAATCTCAATGCATAATCACCTTCTCTTGGATGCGGTGGAAAACTCACACCGGGCGTGACTGGCAATCCATTTGGCGCAATACCATCACCAGTCAAATAACCCATGGTGTAGCCATCGGATGTTGGTGTTTGTGGTGCACCGGCAACATTTGGATAAGTGGCATCCACACTATCAGCGGTGCTGTCAACAGTAACTCCGGCTGGGTTTGCTGGGGAACCATCGGGGTTAGTTGGGAATATGTAAAACTTTACAGTATCGTAACCACTGAGTGGTACTTCAATTTCAGCCTGTGCTAGTATAGCATCGTTGATTGCATAGTCCTTGGGTCTTGTGCTACTGCGATCTGCTTCGGTTGGCGGGGCAACTTGTTCCCAGTAAGTGGTGTTTGATATATCGGTTCCTACCGGAGTGTCAATTTTAGCGCGATAGTAAACATCGCCATAGTTTACCAAACTGCCAGCTGGATAGAAATTGCCGTTATCCCAGATTTGCTCGCTGACAAACGGCTTGTTGACAATTTCTTGGTACTCTTGTGCATTTACCATTGGAGTACATTTGACTCGCCACAAGTGCGGCATCCAAGTTTGACTGAATCCTTCGCTGGCAAAAGCCGCGTCCTGAATAACATAGTATCTAGGCAAGGCTCGTGGAATTGCCGGATCCAAAGGATTCATATCACGCAAATTTGGTACCTCTATTACGTCACCACTCATGAGCTTGCGCCCAATAGTGTCAATCATATTGTTGTAATGAAATGTAACAAAAATAGTGTCATTGGCAATGAACAGTCCAAATTGACTTAGATCAAAATCAATATCTTGTGTATTATACACTCCGCGCATTTGATAAACGTCAGGGTCATAGGCGCGATCTCGGTTCTCTAGCAACAGCAAGTCTTGAATAAACAGCGGACTTTCCACACTGTAAATTGGTTGAGTAGCATCATAGTTACCACTTTCAACACTGTCCTCACCACCGGTTTTTGGTCCCAGATACTTGTGTATGTAAATGTCCAAACCGCCAACGGTGTACATTTCTGCAATTGTTCTGTCCAGAAATTGGTAATCACTGGTACGATTGGGACGATATAAGCTGAGTCTTGGCATAGTCTACTATTTATGGGAGGTTGACCAATAATTCTAGAACTGCTATAATTACTGAAATAACTTGGAGCTCGTATGAAAGTTGCAATAAAACCAGTCAAACCATTGAATCCACGTAGCCCAGACACCAATCACATGGGCATGGAGCCAGTCTGGCTTACCCAGCCCACCGGTGATAATCGTGTCAGTGCCTTGGGCAAAGCCTTTGCCTGGTACAACTATTTTTACGGCAAAAAAGATGCTCGTGACATGATTGTGAATTACTTAGAATTGCACAATCGCAAAACAGATGTAAGACTCCTTAAAGGAATTCCTGATAGTGCAATCCGATTGACCACAGGCTGGTTATGCCGTATGAGTATGACAGGCCTTGAACTCACCGAACAAGAGACTGTTAAGCTAGACAGTATGCTTCGAGAAATGTTAGATTCAAAGCAAACAGTCAAAGAAGAAGTTATTGTAGTTGATGATAGCGCACCAAGAATCACGATTCAAGATCGCCTACGTGAAAAGGTATCAGAGTGTGCAGGTGAATTAGAAGGCATGTTTGATGACTTTATATCTAGTGGCGCAAAAATGAGCGCCGACTACAAACCAATTGTGCTGATGCGTGGCCTTAATGTGGCACCTCAAATGGTGAGCAGTATTTCTGATATTTGGAAAAAACGCCAAGCTGAATTTGAAGAAGTAGCAACTGGTAAAAATCCTCAGTTGGTTGAAGGTTACAGTCATCTTACCAAAATTCAAATTCGTAATGTTCTTAAATTTTGTGAGACTGTGGTCAACGACTGCGGTGCATACATACAGATTAAAAAAGTAGAACGCAAACCTCGCAAGATCAAGGCAGTGCCACCAGAAAAACGAGCCGCCAAATTCAAACATATTTTGGACTTTGCTGAACTCAAACTCAAAGGATTACCAGCCGCAAGTCTAGTGGACAAAGCCGAAGCTTGGTTATACGACACCAAGAAACGCAAGTTGATACACGTGGTAGCGGACGAGTATGCCAAGGTGTTTACAGTAAAAAGCAACAGTATTATTGGATTTAGTACATCAGAAACTCTACAAAAAACTGTGCGCAAACCAGCAGACACATTAAAGTTATTAGGAGCGGCCGGTAAGCCGGCGGCACGTAAAGTGTACAAAGATTTGACCACAACAGAAACGCCATTTAATGGACGTGGCACTGATAACTTGATCATTCTCAAGAGTTGGTAAATATTAGGGACAGGAGTCCCTAATGGCCGACCAAACACTTGACCCACTTAAAAAACAACTTATAGAGTATGTACAGCTACAGCTTGCTAGTCAGATTATTGACATTGAGTTAGACCCTGCACACTACGAAGCCGCTTATCAAAAAACCATAGGCACTTACCGCCAACGTGCGCAAAATGCCTATGAAGAAAGCTACAGTTTCATGGAACTTGAAGACAATGTAAACGAATACACATTGCCACAAGAAGTTACTCAAGTAAGACAGATTTTTCGTAGAACCATTGGATTTGGCACTGGCGCCGCTGGATACAGTTTTGATCCATTTGGAGCAGCCACATTGAATGTTTACTTGCTAAATTTTAACCAAGCCGCAGGCGGAATGGCCACTTATGATTTTTACCAACAATATGTAGAGTTGGCCGCACGTATGTTTGGTGGTTACATCAACTACACATTTAATCCTGTTACCAAAAAACTACAACTGATACGTGATCCACGTGGTACTGGCGAAGTGGTGTTGTTATGGACTTATAATTTACGCCCAGAAATTGTATTATTAAGCGATTTTCAAATTAGCCAATGGTTACGAGATTACATGGTGGCAGCTTGTAAAATGATCATTGGCGAAGCACGTGAAAAGTTTGCTAGCATTGCAGGCCCACAAGGTGGTTCAACTTTGAATGGTGCGGCAATGAAGCAAGAAGCACAGGCGCAAATGGACAAATCCATTGAAGAACTCAAACTCTATGTTGATGGTTCTCAACCCCTGACACTTGTAATTGGCTAACAAATTTGAAAATGTTGTTGGTGTATTGCATCAACAACAAACTCTAAATTGCTTGACACATTATTGCCAGTGTGTTACACTGCTATTATGGACATCATGATAGACATTGAAACGTGCGGTACAGGGCCCGATGCCTGTATTTTGACCATTGCCGCACAGTGTTTCGACCCGTTAGAACGTCATAGCTTTGATGCATATCGCAGTTATTACTGCCGAGTTGATCCCGGTAGTCAACCAGATCGACGTGTTCAAGACGATACCATTGCTTGGTGGGCCACACAACCTCCCGAAGCAAAAGAAGAAGCGTTTGGTGAGGATAATCGCATCCCACTTGACCAAGCATTGACCGAACTGAGCCGATATATCTGGCAAAGCAAACATTTTTGGGCAAATGGCCCCACCTTTGATGCCAACATACTCGAACACGCTTATAAAAGTTATAATATGGCCTTGCCCTGGCAGTTTTTTGTAGTTCGAGATTCTCGTACAGTGTACAGCTTGTGTCCTAAACTTGAAAAATATCCAGCTAGTCACCATGCTCTAGAAGATTGTCGTCGACAAATTTTATTGCTATGGGACGCCTTAGAATATCTTAACATTAGGGAATTAGTATGATTATCGGAGTTTGTGGATTAATTGGCAGCGGCAAAGATACTATTGCTGACTATCTAGTAAACGTTCACGAATATCGACGTGAGAGTTTTGCCAACAGTTTAAAAGATGCAGTTGCACATGTGTTTGGTTGGGACAGAACCATGCTTGAAGGTCGCACAAGAGAAGCCAGAGAGTGGCGTGAACAAGTTGATCCGTGGTGGTCAGACCGTTTAGATATGCCAGATTTAACGCCGCGATTGATGCTACAGTTATGGGGCACCGAAGTTTGCCGCAAGCATTTTCACGACGATATATGGATTGCCAGCTTAGAAAACAAGTTGCGTAACAGTCGGGATGATGTTGTGATCAGTGATTGTCGATTTCCCAATGAGATCAAAGCCATTAAACAAGCTGGTGGAGTTGTGGTTCGAGTAATGCGTGGCGATGAACCAGACTGGATGGTCCATGCTAAAAACTACATGAGTGGCCCGCAAACAATTGGTTGGGCAATAGGACGACAAGCTCTAGAGATGGCAAAAGTGCACGCCAGCGAATACAGCTGGGCAGATAC